TATACTTGTTAACTCTTGAATATGGATTTTTCTTGAAGATTTGAATGATGCTTGACTTCCACATGTATTCTGGGTCATCGCCTAGCTTTCCGACAGGAACATCAAAGTACATAGTACCGTGTTCTAACATTGCTGTGTGGTTGGAGTTGATCATTTTATTAACAAAGTCTATAGCGTTATCTCCCATCTCACTTTTGTAACATGTGCGACCAGCAATCTCAATAGATTTATATATATCTTCTAACTCATATCCGTCTGGTTGAATAGGGACAGCAGTTGATTTTATAAGTCTCATATGTTGTTATATATGTATGATTGATTCAGAGGAATATTGTTTTTAATTAAATGTATTATCATCTGCACTGTAATATCTATGAGATCTATACCATCGCGATATGCTAATGTTTCGCCGGATTCAGAATCTGTATATTCAATTAAATGTATGTCTTGACTTTTTGTGATGTGTAGATAATATGGCTTATCATTATACATAACTGATCCAGGTAATGCCTGCAATAGTGCTGTAAGGGACCAGGCAGGTAAATCATCGTCTGTATTCCTATACGAATATAGTATGGGTTCGGTTATGTGCATCATTACCGGAGTCGGCTGATTAACCAAGGCGTATTCAGACCACCACAGATCAGCAGACTGAGCCATAAACCCATGCATCAGCAACTGCTTACTTTGATGAGGATTTGTACAAATACGTCCCATATATAGCTAAGCCTAAAATTATTATTCCAGCAAATATTTCTACTAAATGCGAATTAATCCAGTCCATCATATCTCAAATTCTCGCGGGTAATATGTTACGTTATAATTTTCATTCTTCAAAGACACATTACAAAAAGTGGTGCCATTTATATTTTTAGGTTCGTGAAGCCCACTATGCACATGACCGAATAGGTGGAGCTTTGGGTGTACCTTCTGAAGCCGATCTGCAAGCTCTTGACAGCCGTAGTTGCTCCCGTAACCCCAACCTTCGAGTACAGTACCATAATCATCAATTCGTGGCGGGCAGTGAGTAAGCAGTACATCCACGTCGCCTTGAATCTTCCTAAACTCCTTCTGCAGCCCCTCCCAGTCTTTATAAAACGCCCAATTAGCCAAATCCGGACACCACGGAGAGCCGTAGAACTTGACGCCCTTATACACTTTCTCATTGTTTTCAAGATAGCATATCTTATCTGTAGGCTGCATGAACAGCTTCATCACCTCACGTGCTTTTCTGTGGTTACCGTGGTCATCTGTCATCAGCCTCTCAAAGACAAAATCATGATTTCCAGCAACTAAGAAAACCTTTTCACAAGGCAGCTGCTGACACCACGGAAAGAATGTTGATGAGAGCCACACTATAGACCTGAGAAAATCTCTTTGAATATCCAAAGGCATAATATCGCCGCAAATACAATACACATCGGCTTTTGGCATTTCGCCGAGATGTAATGACCCATGTATGTCTGAAAGTCCTACAATTTTCATTTATTAATATAAGCGAACTCTTATTTGATTTTAGTTTGTGTATTCATCTGAGATGATGTTTTTCTATATCCTCTCTTCTTTGAACGGATTAAGAGTTGATTATCAATGAGTTTGTTCTTCCAATACTTCATAATCGCATCTCGAGTGCGCTTTTTAAACCGCCCTTCGGTAAATACTGCTTTTTGCCAGTCTTTGGGTTCTATAAGTTGACATTTTCCTATAAGATCAGGAATATACATGCGAACGCCAAAATCAAGTTTAGCTTTTTGCAGCTGATAAATTAGCATGTAATAATCAAAGTAAGGAAGATCTTGGGGGTCTTTAATAGCCCACATTTTTCTGTAGAAGGGTCTGAAAATTTCTACGACCTTATCTAATATTCTAAAGCGCATTCGGGGCGGAAAATAATGTATATTAAATCCCACTACTCTGCGTTTTCCATCCTGTGTTTTTGTCCTGCCAAAAAATATAACACAAGGTTTTGCATCGTAATATTCGAGTTCCTCCTCTGTTTTAGGAGTAAAATACTCCATTAAATATAAAGACCCCATTTTTAGCTTATTTGGTGATGCCTTGGGACTTGCTGTTTCTAATATATTACGGGCTCTCTTATCGCGCTTTATTACCGATGATTTATAGAGCGCCCTTTCACCCCGAATAGCCAAAATCAGTCTAAACTGCTTAGGCATCACAGGTAGGGATTTTTTACTGCTTCTTGCCATATTATCTTAAAATTCGTCTGTTTTCTTGTAAGTTATGATTATCTGTGAAAGATCTGGACATATCAGCATAAGGGTTAAATAAGTCTGAATTCATACTGACACCTACAGTCTCTTTAATATATTTATACTGCAGCGTCTGTTTGACAAACTCCAGCTGCACCCCAGTCATTACCATATCATCATGACCAAATGATGCCTTATAATGTCCTGTACCGCTATCACAAAAGTTAATAATCTCATTAGCAAATACAGTTGATCTGTTGATGATTTTCCCGCGTTCAAAATCTTCTTTAAACAACAAGCACATAGTTGTTTTGTTACCTGGCGTAACTTTGACAGCATAACTGAATTTGGTAAACGTCTCGTTATAATATTTCACCAGGAAATCCCTACTCCATTCAGTTATAACGTTTTCTAAATCAAACAGATCCTTTAAGAAAATATCTCCATAAGTGTTTCTTTCAATGGACACTATATGTTTTTGGGAATTACACCATTTGGCTTCGAATAACATCAATGACTCTGCACATTTGTCGTGCGGTAGTATATTTGAGCGGAAAAATCCTATACACTCCATTATTTCGTCTGTAACCATTTTATATACTGAAAAACAAGTATAATCTTTCTCGAGGCCTTCTGCTAAATCTACTGTTATGACGAGAGAATCATCTTTTAGCTGCATGGGGTCAACATCAGGATGCCAGAACCAGCTGTCATTATAAGGTACTCCTAATAATGTCTTATTTGTAAATTCCAACAATCCGTTCGATTGATATTTTCTTAACTTGTTTCTACCTATTAATGTGTTAGCTGAAACATCGAATGATGTACCGAACTGCTGATTGAAATTCTCTTCTGATCCGAGATTAGCAACTTGAAGTCGATGCCATGCCTCATCTCGCGGCTTCCAGCACCTCTCCTTTTCATCCCATTCGGGAACTTGTTGCCAGTCGACTTTAAATGGAGCATACTCCGACTCACCAGCCTCAGCGGCTTTATATAAACGATAAAACAGATTGTACCCGTTTTGTGTTGATGTAATCATTAGCCTAGCACGAGCAGCTGTGATAGTAGGGAATATGTTATTATAGAACTTATCTACTATATTCGAAGGTATATGCGCAAACTCATCACAGAGCACACAGTGGAATGTAAAAGAAATACCTGAATTGATGGTGGTGGCTTCTGCTAAACATCTACAGCCATTATCAAGTACAATTTCAGATTCATTCCACTTGTTAACACCTGGACGGAGAAAGAATGGAAGTTCCTTAAATATGCTTTTTAATTTATCTAAAATCTCAACAGCTGTGCGCCTTTTATTTCCAAGCACAAGTGCATTTTTATCTATATTAAAGCATATGTAGTGTAGCATGAATAGGGCTGATGTTGTAGTCTTGCCGGATTGTCTACAACTCAAGAATATTGATAGCCGGTTATTCATAAGGTGTTCCAAGTAGTCACGTTGATAGTCGCGTAGTTGGATATGTTTAATGCCTTCTGGTGTCATCATTTTGCAGTATTTATCTGCAAAATATATTATATCTTTCCTGCATCGATGCCACTCCTCTACCTCCTCGTCAGTACGTTCATATACCAAGTCTGCTTTAAGTAACTTGACTTCATTCTCATAGAACGGGTTGACCTTCAATCTCTTACCCACAGCAAGAGCATTCACCGCGGTATCAAGAGCATCGGATGTCCATATTATTCGTTTTGCTCTGACATCACCCACTTCTTCTTTGACTGGATTAAACTTCGATTTTATCTTTTTTGATTTTTTTGTGTTCATATATTAAAAATATTCATATAGTAAAGGTTTAACTTTCTTTGACTATATATTATTCATATAAAAATATAGTTTAACATATATATGTCACAAGACTATGATGCACTTGAGAATCAGATCGGCAATGCTGGTGGAGCTGACCAGCCTTTGACGCCCGGTCTAGGTAAAATTCAACACAAAGAAATTTTAGGACAAAAAGGCGATCTATCAGAGGACGAAAAGGCTTCTATGGAGCGTTTCCAATCACATGTACGTAAAAGTCGCGAAGAGCGTTTAGAGGCCCCCGCCATAGGTGAAGGATGGATTCCTATTAATCGTGAGGAGATGGGCATCCGCTCACAGTTTTATCCACCAGAGTGGGATTTCTATGTTAAAGCTGCACCTGTGATGGCTATTAAGAACTGGACATCAATTGATGAGGAGGATGCTCGTGCACTAAATAACGTGCTTAATGAGATTATCCGTACAGGTGTACGCATCGACACTCACAGCTCACAAGGTGCTGGATGGGCTAAGATTAACTCATGGGACCGTTTCTGGTTCGTTCTTAAAGTCCGTGAAGCTACATTTGTAAAGGGAGATACAAAAGTAGAGTTTGAAGATGCATGTTCGGAATGTGATACAGATATTACATACACTCTCACATCAGATGCTCTGTTCTATGAGTTCCCAGATGAAGACCTTATTGAGAAGTATTGGAACGGTACTTGCTGGGAGATTGATCCAACTGAATATGATGTAGATCATGACCCCGTTAAGCTTTATACCCCAACCCTTGGTAAGGATGAGGCAATCATTGAATGGGCCACAGCAAAAGCTCGTTCAAAACAAAAAATCGATGAGACATTTGTTAATTTCCTTATGTGGCTGCTTCCGAAAACTGTCAAGGACGAAAATATCATGAATCGTAACATTGAAAAAATCCAAAAGGAATATAAGCAATGGTCGATTGAAATGCATGAGTTTATGTCAGATGTAATTCGCAACCTTACAATCAACCCATCGGAGAAATTACGTGTGATTTGTCCAAATTGTGGCCAGGAGGCTACTAGTACAGTTCAGTTTCCAAACGGCGTTAAGGCACTCTTCCGCATTGAATCTAAGGCTAAGAAGTTCGGGTCTCGATAAGTGGCTAGAACCTAAACCAGATTACGATGTTGATAGATTGAACGATACATTTATTGATAAGGCAATATATAAGTTATTCTTCGTAGATGTTATGGGGCAAATTAGAATTAAAGCTGCCATAACCAAACAGTTTCATATACCACCATCCGAAATAGATA